TATCGGTTGAAAAACTCTGTTGCTTTTTGTTGTTCCTGAGTAACGCCGGGTCTCAACTTGATTTCGTCGTAATATTTACTCTTGGTTTTTTCTAAAAAGCTTTTAGCTTTTCCAACTTCTTCTTTAAACGCAATTTTCTTTTTGCGTATATCTCTTTCCTCGTCTAGGTCTTCGTCATAATCGTAGTCTTCTAATAGTAGGCTAACGTCATCTGATTCTAGATAAGGTTTTGTTTGTTTGTAATATTCTTTTAATAGTGTTTTGTCATCAACACTTGAGTAGTCTGCATTTAACCTAACGTAGTCTTCCACTGATCCACCTGTCTCTTCCATAAAAGTAACAAGTTTGTCTATGTTTTCAGGTAGTACTCTTTGCTCCGCCACTTGCTTGTATTCTTCAGTAGCTTTTTGTAATTGATTATTCGGAGGTGTATCATCGTCTTCGTCTACAATTTCTATAATACCATCTTCTTCAGCTACTTCAGGTGTATCGTTAACAACTACAACGGGTTCTTCAATAGTATCTTCTTTAACCTCTGGTATTACTACCTTAGCAACTTCTTCAGCTACTGGTTCTTTTACTTCATCTATGTTAACCTTTATAGGCTCGTTAGATTGATTGCCTAATTGCTTAGGACTTGTTTTCTTGGATTTAATTTTAAAATCCCCTTCTTGTTTTACTTCTGACATAATATAATATAATTAAATAATTGTTTATTAGCTAGGACCGAACTCTTCTATTCCAAATCCACCTAACACATCGTTTCCTGATGATTCAAAGTTTTTAGGTAATCCTTCTGTTTGTCTTTGTTGTATTAACTCAGACTGTTGAGATCCTTGCATCTTTATTCTTTTATCTTTTCTATCTTCAATTTCTTTTTCTTTACTTCCTTCCGCATTTGCTCTTACTTGAGCTAGCTGCATATTAAAGTTGAACTCTTCAGCCATTAACTGCTTTTTTATTTGAGCTTCAGTTTGCATTCTTTGTATTTCAAACTGCGACTTAGCTTGTTCTATACTTACTTTTTCTTGAGTAAGTGCTTGTTGTTTTTGTACCTCAGCCATTGCAGCTTTTTCAGATGCCTCAGCGTTTGCTTGTGCTTGTGCTTGTATATTAGCTTGTTGTTGTTCTTGTTCTCTTTTTATTTTCTGAGTTTGTCTAAGCTTCAAGAATTGATTAGCTAACTTTATATTTTTTATTTGTCTAATATCAATTGCATCAGACAAAGCTATTGCCTGTGTTTGCAGCGCAACCTGTATGTTTTGCTCTAATAAAGCTTTATCTTCCTCTTCCGGCTCTAGCTCTAAATAAATACCAAAGTCATGTAACTGCAAGTTCATTAACTCCTCAAGGGTTTTTGTATTAAACGTGCTTATAGCGTTTGTTAAAGCATTTTCTGTTAAAGGGTTTTCAATAACATCAGCAACTTTTAAACTTATATTTTCACACGTTCTAACTGTTAAGTATAACAAAGAGTCCAATACGTGTTTTGTTGCGATGTTAGAAGCATTAGCTGCCATTTTTTGTAAACCTACTAATGAATCTTTATGAGGAGCGCTTCCGTCTCTTGCTTCGTTTAATCCAGTTACATCTCTTATCATTTGTAAATAATACTGGTATGTGCCTATTAAACTTTGTATTTTTGCTTGACCACTAGATGATGATAATTCTTGCACAGGTACTTTACCTCTATTCAATTCACCGTCTTGAGTAAGTGATCTACCTACAACGGAACCTGTTTGGAAATACATGTTCAATGCCTCAGCTGGATTGTATGTTGTGCCATTACCTAAATCAACTTCAGCTAAACCATCCATATCTAAGAATACACCATCTGGTACTATCCTAGACATTACTTGCTGCAATTTAAGATGCGTTATTTGGATCATATCAGCAAAGCTAGTAATTTTACTAACTATAGATTCTATACGTCCTTTATACATTCTAGGTGCTGATATACAATAATTCATCATTACTTTTGTAGTATCAGCTGTAGGCCTTGTCATATTTTCTGCTAGCTTCCATTCTAACATAATATTTGTACCTAATACTTTTGCTCCAGTATATAAAACTTCTATTGTTCTAGATATTCTTTCAAAGTTATCATTAGCTGGTGGATTAAATGTGTCAGGCTTTTCTAACGTTTTTTCTAACCCTTGATCTGTTTTCTTTATTTTGAATACTTGATCTGAATATGTTTTGTATTCAAAGTATAAAACTTGTATGGTATTACCATCATAATTTCCCCAGTTTGTTACATACTGTGAATTACCTGGCATATCTTGTATCTTTTCTAATTCTGAAGCTGATAACGATGGAAACTGTTTTTTAAGTTCAGCTAATGATATGGATTTTACCTCACCTACATAATATATATCTTCAAAGTTTGGATGCTCTGTATATGAATAAATCATATTAGCAGGATCAACATAATCAGTAACTATTCCCTCTGCTTTATTAAATGACGTTTTAACAGCTCCAATACCTATAGTAGTTAAATCGTGCGCTAAGCGTTTTTTTATTTGATCGTACTTGTTAAATGCTAATACGTTACTTATAACTTCTTCTTCTGCAATCTCTACGTTTTGCTTAGGAGTCATTTGTAAATGCACGTCTAACTCTTCTCTATTTTCAGGTAAGCTTTCTAAATCACCTGTTCTAGAAAAATCCATACCTAAATTTTGCTTTATATTTAACAAAGCTTCCTTAGTAAGCATGTCTTGTTCCACTGCTGCAGCGTAATCAGTCCTGCTTTTCACAGAAAATGGATCTTGAGCAAAAGCATTTATATCATACGATTTATTTGACATTCCATTTACAACAATATCAACAAATTTTGATATAACCGGAATGGGTTTCCAATCTAAATTAAGATAAGATAAATCACCGTTTATAGACAATTCATCTTTATACTTTTGTATTGATTGCTCTCCTCTTGCGTATAAACGTAGTGAATGAAAGCTATTCCAATTATTTAAGTATCTATTACCGTTACCTCTTCCTTGATTGAACCATTCTTGTTCAATAGCTCTAGAGACTTGCAAGCCGTAATCATAACTAGCTTTTACTTCGTCGCTAACAACCTGGTTAGGGAAAGAACTATCAGTATTTGTTTGTATTTTCATTTATCTTAATATTTTAGACGTAGAACCTCTATTGTCATATCTTTTAATTCCTAAATCGTAAACCTTTTTTTGCACTGGACTAACCGGTGAATATAGGTTTTTGTTACAAGCCATTATTGCTAAACCAGAACTTATAGAAGCATCATGCTTTGTTCTATTGTTTATATTGAATTTACCCCAGTCTTCTAATGTTCTTTGAAAGTACATATCACCATAACCAGCTTCTGTTCGTCCAACACAAGTTTCTATATATGATTCTATAGCTGCAGCGTGTGCTTGTTTAATATCTTCACTAGAGTTCGGTATACCACCTATTTCTCTTTCAGTTATAGATAATTTGTTTAATCTTTTATCAGGCCTGTTCATTGAAAAGCCTCTATAGCCTCTTCTTTTGAAATGATACAGTAATCTAGGTTTATTGTTTTCCGCAAGTATTGGCATACCGTAAAATATGCAAGCCATTAATACGTCTTCAAAAAATATCTCAGCAGTTTGTGGTCTAGCTATATATTCTAAAAAGAATCTATTAGGCGGAACATCTTCCATGCTAAACTTAGTTAAACCGTGCAAAGCTCCGTTAGAACCTCTCTTGTCAACTGTACCTGATATATCATAGCTATCACATCCAAAAGCACCACAGTGCTCGTTACCCGGATATTTTGTATTACCTTTCACTATAACTCTGTTTTGCATCTGTAAAGGCGGTACCCAACTAACGTTGAACCTACCATTTTTGTTTGGTACAAATATTACCTTAGTGTCTTTTATACCGTTTTCCCACATAAAACTTCCAGTGGTTATTATCGATGTATTCCTAAGGTCTTCGTTATAATCTATTTGTTCGTATATCTTTGTTAAGTTAAACAGAGATTGCTTTGCTTCGTCTCTAAAAGCGTGTTGCTCTGTTCTTGGAAACTGACGATAGTATTCATTTAAACCATCTTGATCTCCTTTTAATCCTTCAACTTCATTGTTCCAGTATTCAATTACACCTTGTTTTATAGGTGATCCGTCAGGCCCTTCAGCTGGTTTTTTTGGCGTTTCAAATACAGGAAATCCATAAGAATCAATGTAGCCTTCGTAGTTCCATTCCATAGGAATGAACAAGCTATAGAGTCCCGAACGAGTCTGTCCATTTGCATTTCTTTTTGTTGCGTCGGAGTCATAGTATAGTTTTTTAAAGTTCTCGCCACCTTTATCTAAAGCATTTGATGTTGAACCCATCATACACTTACCTATAATTTTTGAACCTAATCTCAAACAGGTTTTTGTAACCCTCCAGTTATTTAATATGTTTGTAGGTCTTTCCCATTTACCACTTTCATCGTGGACTAATAGTTTTAATTTTTCACCGTCGTACGAGTTGTCCCCGGTGTTTTTCCAGTCGATCGTTGTATCGAGCCCGGTGATCTCTTGTAGCTTCTCATTGGTGTCAAGCTTTTTTCTCGTAAATTTGGACGCGGGAACTCTGTACGCAAGTTCCGTCTTCGGCCTGTCCATACCGTCCTGGATTGGTTTGAAGAAGAAGGGATAATTAACCGAGATGGGTACCACTTTATCAGTAAACATCTTTTTGGCATCTGGCCCGGACTTTGAAAGAATACCAAATCGTGAGTCTGTGGATATTGTAGCTTGATTAACCGTTTCGCCTGAGGCCATGAAAGAAAACCCTGACCGTCTGTTCTTAAGATAGCACATTCCGTAACAACGTACATCTGCTTTACAAGCTTCCCAGAATATAAAGAATAATCTGTTTGACTCCCTAAAGTCTGCTGCCCCAACATCAATTTTGGACCACTGCAAGTACATGTAGTGAGTACCAGTAATATAAGAAGGCTTGTCTTTATTAAAAAACCAAAAACCTTCTTCACGCCTTTTAAATTCTGTATCAATATAGTCATACCACTTTTCTTTAAACTGTGAAGGGTATTCGTCCCAATCAAATACCGATTTTATCTTTGAAAGCTCTTTTGGGTATTCCGTGTGTTTCCACTTGTTGCCTTCAAATTCAATAACATCATTTTCTTTTGGCAATGCTATTTTTATTCCTTGTATTTCGTAAACCTCTCCTATTTGTCCGGTTCTACTGATCACAACTACATCGTGCTCTTCGTTATAACCGTACTCCCATTTCTTATACCTGTTTAACCTTTTTAATATCTTAGGTTTAATATAGTCTTTTAATACTGCTACTAAGGTTTGTTCGTACATTATCTAGATCTTCCTTCTGCAAAACCTCTAAAAGCTTTTTCTTCTTTAGCTTCTTTGGGGTTTTCATTTAATCTTTCATCCTCCTCTTCTATTCTAGCAAGTATTTCAAAAGCATCGAATATAGCTAATTTTTTTGTTGCGGCAGCATTTTTAAGTCTGTCAGCTGATAAATCATCTTCTGAGTCAACGATCTTTTCTTCTGCCACTTTAATTAACTCCTTAACTGCTTTTTGCCCAGCTAGGATTATATTCTTCTTGGTTTCTTTTGTGTTCATACTTAATTACAATATCATTAGATTTCATACAATAAACTCTTTGATCGTCTATTATAAAATCCCATTCACTGCCGGGTGTAAACCCTACCGTGTCCCCTGGATTGATATTAAGCGCTTTTAAAGAACTATTACCTATTTTTAATATACCAATAAGGTCTTGCTCTTTTTGTGATCTTAAAGTGTCTTTGTTTTTTAAAGGCATTACAAAGCATCTGTCTCCAAATGATTTCCAATCCCCTGTATTTTTATACAAATATATTTGATCTGCCGAACAAAAGTGTAAGTCATCTTTAAAATGAGATCTACTTCTTTTCTTATTACCTCGGATGTCATAAAAAACTCTAAATACATTATGATGTATTATTATTATGTCTCCTTTTTTTATATTTGTTTTAAAAGCTTTTGGTGTTTCAACCACTATAGCTAAATTGTTTACAGACTTAAAGTCTTCAATTTTAGTGTTTAGTATTAATGTAACGTCGCCTAGCTTTATTTTGTTATCGTATCTATCGCCAATAGGTTTGACGATAAAATCGTATAGACTTCTCATTTAATATTCTAAATCATACTCAACGGATATTGCCATGTTAGAATTAAACTTCTTCCATGGCATTACCTCATTTCCTTTCTTTATGTAAATACTGTAAGAATTAGATTGTGTATCATGTAGTATGCAATCTATAGTATGTCCACCATAAACGTTTTGCCCTACTGAATAGTGCATAGCGTCATTCTTATAGTCAGAACCTATACTTATTTTTCTTACAACAGAACTCATTATTCCGCTATCTCAAGAGTTTTTGTTTCTTCTTGCTTAGCTTCTTCATAAGTACCATCAGCTAAGTTTACAGTAATGTCACCATACTCTTCTCTGATTTCAGCTTTGATACCATCTAATTCTTTTGCAGTTTCGAAATGTGCTGCTAGGTATTCTGCTTTTTTTGCCTCTAAAAATCCTACTTCCGTAAGTATAGAGTTCATTTTTCCTGTTGCGTCTTTGATAGACTTTAATTGTTCATCTGTTAATTTTCCCATTTTATTTAATTTAATTGGTTACTGTTATTACTATTATTACTTGTTTTTAATCTTTTTACTTTTTAAATAAAGGTCCTAGCTTATCTACTATTTTCTCACCACTTCTACCAATTACATAACCTCCAATACCTATTTCTAGTAATTGCCAAAACTCAGGCTCTAAAACAGGTGTTACAAGTCTTGTAGACAGCTGCGATATGAATTTAGTATATATAATTATAAAACCAAACGAAAGCATTAGTATTGGTCTCCAGCTTCTTTGTAGCCAATTACCCTTAGCTTCTGCTACAATAATCTCAGTTTGCATTTTTTGGAGTTCTAGCTGAGCATCTTGCAGCACTTTAAATATTTCATTTCTAGCATTTAATCTTTCTTCTTCGCTAGTAAATAGTTTATCAACTACATCACCAACTTGTTTGAAGACTTTAGTACTGAAAAATTCTAATATTTTTTTCATAAAATCACTACCTACTTGAATTTCTCAAGTTATTTTGAAGTTGCGAAAATTTTCTATTTCTTACACTGTCTTTTGGGTAAGGATTTTTAGCTGTTCTCTGCGTTGCTTTACTTGTAAAAGAATTAAAATGCTTTACAGGATCCTTATCAATCTTTTGTTTTGGTGTTGGTTTTGGGTCTATATTTTTTTTACTAGGTTTTTTAGCTTGTTTAACTTCTTTAACTGGAGAACCGCCTTTACGCTCAGCTCTTTTAGCTAGTCTTTCTGATTTAGCTGTTAATTGAGCTCTATAAGAAGGATTTTTAGATTTTTTTGCTTTTGCTGAAGCTGCTTCAGATTTAGATTTAGCTTTGTTAGCTCTCATCTGTGATTTAGATACACCTGCTGCTTTATCTGCTTTCTTTCTTTTTCTTATAGCTTTTCTAGAGTTATCTTTAGGTGATTCTTTTGATTTATTAGAAGCAGGTATAAATTTATCAGATTTAATAGAAACTTTATTTATAGCGTCTAAAGTGTTTTCTTTAGGTGCTGATTTTTTATTGTTTCTAGTAGACTGCAAAGTAACTTCATCACCAAACTTTTTTTGCTGACCTTTTCTACCTAAGTTAGTTTGTGATAATTTACTTTGTTGTCCTGACGCCTTTATTTTTGTATTTTTAGCACTTGACTTGCGTTTAGATTTTACTTCTACAACAGGTTTTGTTTCAGTAACAGGTTTTTTTGTACTAGATGGTATATTACCTTGTCCAGTACCTTCTCCTCGACCACTTGATTTTTTACCAGTATAAGACTTAGAAACTCTTAAATTACCTTTTCCGCTAAAAACATTCTCCATACCTTTAGGTACATTACCTGAGCTTCTAAGCTCTTCAAAGCTAACTAGTTTAGAGCCTACGCCAGACGAAGAGTAAGCTGGGTGATCTTTCTTAGTAATGTTTTTTTCTAGTTTTTTACCTGGATTAACACCTTCTATATTTATTGGTGATGATGGTATAAATCTTTTTATTTTAAATGCCATAATTTTATTTATTTTTTGTTTTTGTATATGCTTCTTTTTCCCAGGGTAAGTTTTTAG